GTGAATAAAACGCTCATTCTATGCCCGGAACAGTCCCGCTATGGCGGTGATGGTGGCGGACTAAAAAGCATTAGTACGGGTGATTTAGTCAATATCGATCCGAAGCACAAAAGCAAGTTTAAAGCGATCATTCCCGCGATCGTGCTAATCGTAAACAATGAGCCGACACGCTTCACAGAAAGAAACGGAGGTATTGAACGCCGCCGAGTGATTTTTCACTTTGATAAGGTCGTGCAGGAAAGTAAACGCGAGCCGCACTTAATGGATAAGATAGAAGCCGAAGCCGGAGGAATTATTTATAAACTGATTCAGGCTTTTAAAAATCCGCTAGACGCGAAGAAAGCGTTAATTCAACAACAGGAAAGTGCCGAAGCGTTAGAAATAAAAATGAACTCAGATCATTTAGCGGTCTTTTGTAGTTATTTCCTAACCTCTCAAGAAAGTAACGGGCTAGGAATTGGCAACGCGAAAACCGGACTTCCAAGAACACACCTTTACCCGGCTTACTTGGTATTTACTGAAGCCAATAATATTCAAAATGCTTTAACACTGAATAACTTTTCCGAAGCATTGAGACAAGGATTGGCGCAACATAAAAATAAATATCCCTACGCCCGCAAGCGGATAACTTCCGGCATGGAAAAAGGGAGATATATCACGAATGTACACTTTAAAGACTTTGATGAGTTTTATAATGAGTACATAAAATCAAATAGATAGTGAAAGGCGCGGCATAAAAACCGCGCTTTTTTTATCTAAAAAGGTGAATGCCTTGATGAATAACTTCTCTTTTCTCTTCACTCTATAACTATTTGAAAAATAAAGTAAAGTGAAGTGGTGAACGAGTGAGCGCACTTTTTAAATATTTTACACGCACATCACTTTTAACGTTCGCATTGTTCTACAAAATCGCCCCAAAGTTGCATCACTGGCTTGCGTTGTTCAAGGAAATCAGCCCTATCGTAAATCTTTCCTGTTTGCGTACCCGTCTTGTGAGAAATACACATTTCAGCCACTTCATAATCAATACGCTGATCGGCTAAATAAGTGCGTCCGATTGTTCTTAATCCATGAGCAGTTTGTTTATTCTTGTAGCCCAAATCGACTAGCATTTTATTGATTGTTTGACTGCTCATTGGTTGGTTAGACTAGACTTAATCCAACTTTGAAAAACATATTCGTTTTTCACAGATATACTTTTCATTTTGTTTAGAATTGCCATAGCTTGGGAAGAAAGGGGAATTACAAAAGGATGTCTTTTCTTCATTCTGTTAGCTGGGATAGTCCATAAAGATTTTTTAAAATCAATTTCAGACCATGTGGCGTTACTTGCTTCAGCAGGGCGTACCATGGTTAATAACTGAAATTTGAATAATAACTTTGTTTGAATGGCCGCACTGGAATACATCACGGCTTTTATTAATTCCGGTAGTTCTTTTGGTGTTATTGCCGGGTTGTTGGTGGATTTTCCAAAGTTAAATACTTCATTGATTCGTAAGCAAGGATTAAAGGCAATTAGGCCGTAGTTTACAGCGAAATTAAGTACTTCATTCAATAGCCGAATAGTGCGCTTTAATGTATCGCCCTTGCCTTGGTTATAGAGTGATTCTAATGCTTCAATAACAACCTTTGGAAGAATTTCATTTATCGGCATATCACCAATAAAAGGACCCCAACAGGACTAAATAAATTCAAGTAACTTGTTGATATATTTAAATAATAAATTTTGGTTATTGTTGATTGGGTACTTTATAGGGTACTAAAAAACAAAATCAATACAATTTATTATGCATTATCCTGCGCTATTTGTTCCGCTTATGGTGGGATTTTGGACTAATTTAAGTTAGTCTGCCAAATTCAACATAATTTAACCTGATTCCGTATTATTCTTAGAAAAGGGTATAAACCCGCCTGCCTTTGGCAAAAAATAAAAATAGCCCCATTTAGGGGCTATTCTGAACGATTTTAACCGGCAAGACAATCCTTGATTAGATAACCGGCTGATTTACCCAATAAGTGCGGTTTGTAAATATCTGTACAGCGAACAATTTGAACTTTCCCGCCGTGCTCAAAATAGGTATCAACAAACAGTCCTTTATTGCGTCTTACTGTATAACCGAAAGAAGGGTCAAAAATATTACCTTTCTTATTTTTGGCCTTATCGGATACATAGGCAAGAATAATGCAATTAGACCAAATTTTTTCTAATTTTCCGCCGACCTGTTGCACTGCTTCGCCAATTTTTACCGTTTCAACGCCGATTAGTTCTGCAAATATTTCAGGGGTTAAAATGCCGGTACGGGTGTATTTGATACGCTCTAAGATAACTTCATTTTCTTTTAAAACTTTCCAGACGTCTCCCGCAATCACACAAACATTTGGTTTCATACCTATGGATGAAGAAATTGCATAAATACCACTTTCAATAACTTCTAATGGATTGGATTTTTTATTGCTAATTTTGCTGTTCGTATTTAAAGAAATAACATTTTCAGTACTGTAATTATCGCTATTTTGCGCTAGTTTTGCTGTTTCTACCTCTCGCCCTAGTGCGATGATGTCTTGGGTAACCGATAACGCATATTGTTTTAAAGGATAACTTGCTTCATTGTCTTCTCGATAGTCAATCGGGTATTCAATATCATGCTCTTCTAATTGCACGTCTAGTGTTGAAATATCTTCCGGGGTTAGTCTATTAGAAGCCCCACGCAATTCGCGTACAGTTCGTGGTTGCGTAAATGCTTGTCGTCCGAATTGTGGGATTTTCCCCGCCTCTTTGCCAATTTCTACCACCGGCATTAAAACTTCACATACTAATTCATTGTTGTAATAACCTTGTGCTAGATTGGTTAATACTGGGTCTTGAATTCGGGCCGTTTGAAGTGTTTGTTGAGTTTGGTTTGTCATTGTCTATTCTCCTGATGAAATGATTTCGTTGAAAGCGGTTCTATAATTTACATTATAGGTTCGCATATAATTTTTTATTCTTTCGTCCAACTGATGGGGGGTAAATGGTTCTCCTCCTTGTCGCCAAACAGTAGGCTTTTTATATAAATTTAAATCTATGCTTTCAGTTTGCATTGCTAGATTTACAGGTTGTTGTTTTGCTAAAAAATCTTTGATTTTATCGGTTAGGCATTCCCCTTCGCTAAAGGCAACAAATTCGCCGTTATCGTAGTTTGAAGCAATATCTAACAGTTCTATTGCAAAATCCCGTTGCCGTGGAAGCAATACTCCTTTCTTTAGCAATTCTTCTACATAGTTTGTGTTATTGGCATTTGCCACAATTTTCTTGTTTTCACTTAATTCGGCAATCAAGCGTTCATTTTCTTTTTTGAGTTCATCTAAATCGTTAGCCATAATTTTTACCTATTGACTGATAATATCTAACGCCGTGCCATAATCTACGCCTAGGGCGTTTTGGAAATACTGCGCTTTTTGATTTAATTCACCTATTTGAGGATTGTAGGAATATCCTCCATCACTAAGAAATACAATGTCATTATCTGCACTTAGGTTGGCGATATGTAAGCTAATTTCAGGGTTTAACATTCCCTTAACTGCCGGCTCGTCTTTACCTTTTTCAAGGAATCCAACGTGCTTTAAGTAACTGCCCAAGCCTTTCACCGGATTGCCGTTAGATTCAGAAAAATAGACCGCCGAAGAAATTCCGCTGATTTCGCCGTTTTTAACTTTGTTAATTAGCTCTTCATTAATTTCTGCCTCGGCAAATAAATGCCCTTCATGATGATAAAGTTTTGTGACGTTTCCATATTGTGGGTTATCGTTTTCAGGGTGTCCGATAACTAAAGGTGCCTTCTTCACATCTGCTGAATAAAATTTAGCAATGCCTTTTATATCCTCCTCACTAAATGTAAATCTACCGTTTCTAGCTCTATGCGTTCCGGTGCGTAAAATCTCAAAAATTGCTTTTCCCATACTCTTTACCTTTTTTACTGATGAATCTCACACAATTAAAAGATAAAAAGCTCCCTTTGTGGGTTTGTTATTTCTCAATCAAAATAGAAAGAAAAAAGAATGCAAAAAAAGAAAAAAAGTTTTGAAAAATTTTTCCACTTAACCACTTAAAACACTCTCAAGCTTTTTTGAATAAGGTTTTATTCAAGTGGTTTAGCTCCACTTATGAACACTTTGTAAAGTGGAATTCTAGAAAAATGGTAGATTTCAGACGAAAAAAAAAGGCGATTTTGTCGCCTTTTCTGAAATTAGTCGTTTAATACTATCCTTCCCACTGTCGAATAGAAAGATCTCTATTCTTCCAATATGCGTTAGTTGTCTCGTTTCCATATAGCATTTTTATTTCAAAAGGTATTTTTTCTCCCGCCTCTTTGAATGCGTCACTTAATGCATTATTAAAGGAAAAGCGATTAATCGGGGATAGGCCATTACATTCACAGTAGAACAAATAGGCGGAATATAGGCTATCTGGTTTGCCTAATCTGTCACCATAAGGAATAAATCCACCCCTTGCATTCCCTATTCTTAAGGCTTTTTCGTTTCGGTGTTCCCTCAATTCAAAATGCCCCAGGAAGTCAATCAGGTGGTTTGATTCGCGTTTTATATGTTTACCTTCATCTAGATCTCGGTATTCCTCCAAAATCGTTCTAGCCGTATCAGGCTCAGGAAAAAGGGCTAATAACTTATTCACTATGCCGTAAACTTCCTTTTGTACTTTCTCGGTGAAATGCACGTCCTTTTTCTCTTTCGGAATGGCCCGGTCAAAAGGAATGATTATGCGCCGGCGGGCTATACCCCCGTTTCGGTCGGTGAATAGTAAAGGGTAGTTTGTTACTAACATAAACACTGGCGTGAGTTTTACGGCAAAATCATCAACATAAACCAGTTTTACGGTAACGTTATCGCCCCCGGTAATTGCCTTCAATTCGTCCGCGCTTCCCTTGTAGGGCTTTTGGTCGGGCGATATAGCAAGGCTTTTTCCGATTAGCATTGCCCGTTTGCGGTCTATTTCCAATTCTTGAAGGTTGATATAGCCCGTGTTGCTTTCGCCGTTGATAATTGAAGCTATTCGGCTGAATACCGATTTCCCCGCGCCTGCGGTGCCGGTGGCTTCTAAAAATAGCCCCCATTCGTGCCGGTTTGTGAGCACCATATAAAGCCCGGCTAAAATCGCGTTCTTCCTGTTTTGGTTGCCGTTACTGACAAATTCAATCCAATCATCAAAGTGCGGTGTATTTTGGCTTCGAGTATCACAATCAAATTTTTCTATTGAGCGCAAAAAGTGGTCAATTTTGTGCGGCATGAATTCGCCTGTTTTCTTGCTTAATACCCCGTTTTGAAAGCCGATAAAATCGGGGTTTTGTGTTGGGATTTCATCCGCCTTGATTGCGACTAGGTCGGCAATGGCTTTCAGGCTTCTGACAGTGTATTTGTTATAGCCTTGTTCATCATAGAACGCCATAATCTTGCGTTGAAGGATTGTCTCCGGTAACGCCTGCCAATATAGCCCATTATATTCTAGGGTTTTACCTATGGTGCTATCTTGGCGGATAGGTTTATCCGTCCATTGTAAAAACGCCTCTGTGATTTCCGGTTGTGTCGGCTTCTCGCTTTCAAAATCAATCGTGGGGGATTTTCGACTCACGCTTTCTGCTACCATTTCTGCCACACTTTCGCCGTTTTGCTCGCGCGTGCGTTTAAGCCATGCTGACAAATTGCCGTCTTCCTGTAGGTGCCCTAAGCTATCGCATAGCGTTAGATTTTGAACATTCGTATTCTTTGCCAAGTTTGCCACCACAGCCGGCAATTCTTCGGAATGTGAAAACTTACCGAATTGGCAAAGACGAACAAAAGTGCGGTCATTTTCGGCAAGGTTTAGAACATTAATTTCCTCTAACTGGCTTGGGCCTAAAATCACGGGCTTTTGTTTTGGATCTGTTTTTATTGCTTGCACTAATAAACTCCATTCTAGCCCGTTGCCTTTATCCCATGCCTGCCATGCTTTGGATCCGACTAAAATAATCAATTCCGCCCCGTCCTGTACTTGGTCGGCTAAATGCGGGGCATTTTTGCGTTTAGCTCTCATGGCTTTCACCTTGTTCCAGTATATTTAGGTTAGTGTCCGTTTGTTCTCTACCAGACTGAGCAAGGGTTAATTCGGCACAAAGGTGTTTTAAGGTTGAGCCAATGCCAACCAAAATTGAGCCGTCAATATTTTCTTGTAAAGCATCTAACTCAATGCCATAACTAAAAACAAGATCCGAATACATTTTCAAGGCTTGTGTAGAGTCTTGTTCCGCCTGTTTAAATTGGTTGTAATATTCGGCCATTCTTTCTTGATTGTCGGCGTGTTGGTGTAAATGCTCAAGTAGTGCAATCTGAATAATATTACGCATAAATCCCCCCTAAAGTGCGGTTGCTTTTCACAGTATTTTTAAGGTTGATTTTGCCGGCAAGGATTAAAATAAACTCTTTAGCGAACGCTTTGCGGGCGGTGTGCTCGTTGTCGGCGGTAATGCGAATTTTTTGAATGCGGTTTGTGAGATCGGTTCGGCGTATGCCGGCAAAAATGAATTGATACATTTGCGTAACTCCAGTGAAAAATTGATTGGAAGTTACCGCTTGAAGTTTCGAGGCTTGTTGGCGGTAACGTGTAACGGGCTCGAAAACTGTCATCACTGGAAAACAGCAAAGGGCGGAACCTTTCCCGCTACACGCTACCATAGATGGACGCGCTAGGCGTTCTTGGGGTGCGTGTGCGTTACGCATAAAAAAACACGCAATAGGCGTGCTCTGCGCCAGTGATAAATGATTCGAGTTTCGAGGCTCGGCGGTTGATTTTGCAACCACGGCAAAATAATGCCAAAAGCCACCGCACTTTGTAAAGCGTTTTTTGGCAAATTGGCAAAATATTTTGCTAAAATGTGAAGTAGTCATTGTTTTGCTCGCTTGGCTAAATGATGATAAGGGGCTTTTTGGTGTTGGCGCACTGAAAAGCCCTGCCTGTTTCTGCGTCCTCATTGGTTGATACTCGCTAAATAACGTTGAATTTCAGTCGCTTTATAAAGCGTAGTTGCACCAAATTTGGTTTTCTTGATTTTCCCCTCTCTCGCCAAACGGTCTAACTTGCTCCGGGATACGCCAAAAAGCTCACCCATTTCGCGCACGGTGTAGTGTTTGTCATTGGTTGGGTTTTGTTGTTCGTTCATGATGAATCCTCATAACTTGTTTTAGGTTAAATTGAACGGCATAAATAGGCTATAAAATTTGTGAAGGGGCGTCAATATCCGATTGTTTTATAAAGATTTTCCTCATTTTGATGCCTATTTTTAAAAACGGTTATCAAAATGAGGATCTTGTTTAAGGTCGTTTAAATACATAAACTTGCAAAGAAAATCGTTTAACTTGCTGTTATCGTGTTTTAAAAAAGTGACAAAACTGGCTTTTTTATGTCACTTTCTTAAATATCTTTAAATTCTTAAACGATATTTAAAGACCTCTTAAACACGGTTTAAAGATTTGGCGTTTAAAAACTTGTAAAATTGAATCATTTTATAGTGAATTGTTTGCTTAATAATTGAGCGATATTTACAATTCTTTACATTATTGCTTTACTGATTCATTTTTCGCAATTTCTGTTGCTTTCTTAGAATGGCATAAATATGGGGGGAGGAAAGGCTATACTTTCTTGTTAGTTCATTCATATTGTCGCCTTTGAATTCTTTAAAAATTCGATTAGCTCTAATTTGTGCCTTCAGTCTTGTTCCGTTTGGAAGGTAAAAACTGCGCCCACCAAAATAATTAGCTATTGTTAAAACGGTACTTTCTGCCAGTTCTAACGCTTCATTTTTAGTTTTCGAATTTTTTTCAAACTCATTGATTAAAACATCGAACATTTCCCCAATTAAGCCTTCATACTTTCCTTTGATTTTTTCGCTTGGAAGGGCTTCTTCTTGTGTAGATCTTGCTTGTAAGGTCATTTTGTTGCTCCTGTTTGTTATGTCTCAATCAAATATATAAAACAGGTAATTTGTTTGGGTTTATTGCGTATCGCAAAAAAATAGCGGTTTATATTTTCCACTTAACCACTTATTTCTCACTTGCATTTTCACTTAATCTTTTCTTATTATTTTCTTTTTATTTCAATATGATATAAAAATAAAGAATTGATTAAGTGGTAAAGTGGAAAAATTTTTGAAAACTTTTACAAAACAAAAATGAGTAATGAAGGATGGGCAAAAAAATAGGGCGATTACTCGCCCTTGTGGTATTGATAGAGATTAAGAAATGCATTTGACTTTGTTTTAGTTGGTATATAGAGTGGTGCACAGTAATGCGTTGTGTAGGCTAATGGTAAGTCAGCGAGCAATCGCGGTATTGTGGGTTCAACCCCCACCACAGCGCGTTACAACCTTTGTTTCAATATAATTTTGCCAATAGTCTTTTCTTTATCTCTAGCTTTTACAGGAAGTGCGTTCCGCACACTGTTCTACAAAATCCCCCCATGCTTGCATAATTGGGATTCGTTGTTCAAAGAAGTCTGCTTTATCGTAGATTTTGCCGGTGCTTGTGCCGACTTTATGGGCAATGCACATTTCTAGCACTTCGTAACCGTCCATTTGTTTCTCGCCAATGTAGGTTCTTCCTATGGAGCGCAATCCGTGCGCGTCTTGTTTGCCCTTATAGCCCATATCAACAAGGGCTTTATTGACGCTTTGGGAATTCATCGGCTCATTTATTTTATTTCTACTGGCAAATACAAAACGCTTGTGCCCTGTTTGCGATTGTAAGTGTTGAAGCAGTCTAATTGTTTGACTAGAAAGCGGGACTTTGTGCGGGTGCTTCATTTTCATTTTTTCGGCGGGTATTGTCCAAACTTTGTTTTCTAAATCAAACTCGGCCCATTCTGCGTTACTCGCTTCTGATGGGCGCACCATGGTTAAAAGTTGAAACAAGATTAAATCCTTTGTTCTTGGTTGTGCCTTTGATTCGCTTATATCCGTTAGCAATAGGGGCAATTCTTCCGGCTCAATGTGCGGATGACTTTCCGCCGGGGCGAAACTGTAAATATCTTTTACGCTTAAGCACGGATTAAAAGGAATTGCCCCGGCGTTCATTGCATAGGTTAGAATTTCATTGGCTAAGCGGATAACTCGCTTCAAGGTGTCGCTATCTGCCGTGCCTGTTCTGCGGTCTTTCATGGCTTCCAAGGGGGTAAGGGCCTGAATCAGTAGGGGAGGAAGCACTTTATCAATAGGGATTTGCCCCAGTGATTCTAACAGGTACATTTCAATCCGTCGCCAATCTTTCCTTAAGGTATCCGCTTTGACTTTCTTTTCTTTATTTTCTTTCCAACGTTCCGCCCATTTGAGAAAGGTATTTTCTAACTGAAACTGTAAGGCTTGGTGTTTCTGTTTGGCGTGTTCTTGCGGGTCTATCCCTTGCGCTAATAAAGCATTGTATTCGTCCCTTTTGACGCGTGCTTGGGCTAGTGTTATAGAGGGGTGATCGCCTATATTAAATTTGGTGCGAGCTTTGGTGATTGGTCTTTCATAGCGGAAACGCCATTTCTTCGCCCCTGTTGGGTATATTTCAAGAAATAGCCCCTTGCCATCATTTAATACATTTTTTCCATTAGGTGTGTATTTTACCCGTTCTACCTGTGTATTGGTTAAACCCTTCACTATTCTTGCCAT